ATTGCGATCACACGCCCTCCATGGGGGATAACCAGCACGGAATCCATTTGATGACTGTATCGTCCAGCCGTCCTTTGTAGCCACCGCATCCGTTCCCCCGTGCGTGGCAAAGTTCGGCAAAACGTTAACCCCGTCCCCAATGCCGGGGTCAAAGATGTCGTTCGTGGTGATCACCAACTCGTCGTTGATGACCCTGGCCACGATCTGGACGTGACGGTTGGCCTTGCCAGACAGGTCGATGTTAGGAGGAGCCGTCGACAGGCTCTTGACAATCTGCCCCGGACGATCCTTGTCGTCCCAGCCGTTCGCGAAGGCCAGCACAAGTGGGTCATCCGAGCTGATGTTGAACTTCACTTGAGAATCGTTATAGACCTCCAGCAATTTTGGAACTGCGCTGGTCTTGTCCCAAGCGCAGTTTAGAACTCCGTTGAGGATGTTGCGGGTTTCAACGGTTCCACTACTACCAGAACTGGCAGATTTATGTCTTCTAAGCGGCATAAACAAACCCCCCAATAACTTATATATATTGGGTGCAACGCGACTGCTGCACCCCATTCTCAACTAAGACATCAAGACAACATCTATTGTTATCTTATCTTTATCAAACCAAATAAATTCTGGACAATATTTGTATAGCACATCCCTAGCATATCTTGGGATGTTATTAATATCAAAATTATAAACAATATCGTCTGTAGGTTCTAGTACTTCACAAAATTCCACATCGTCCACCGTGTCGTGAATATAACGCGCAATTTCACTTCTATACAAGTTGGTGTGAAATCCCGCTTTAAGTTGGAAGAACGTGTACAGCACATTCTTGCATTCCTCCACAATAGCAGACACCGTATTTTGCGCGCGCTTGGGTACGTACACTTTGATATGCAGTTCGGGCGGCAAATCCACAGAAAAATTGCTAGCGTAGGTTTTGGACGGTATGCTGCTGTAACTATTCAGTCTCATATTGACAGACGCACCAAACGTTTTGGCGAATTTGATTTGAGTTCTATCTGTAAGCATTTTGTAACGTGTAAAAATATCCCTCAACTGAGCCATCACATTAAAAACATATTGGTCCAAATAATCCAAGTTTTCATCGTAATATACCGCATCAATAACAGGAACACACCAAGCGTATTGGGTTCCGTTTTGGTTGGGAGTTACATGACTGTAGCAAATCTCAGTCATATCATGATGAAAAACTGCGCTTTGCTTGTAGATGGCATGTAATTCGCCGTTATAGTTCAATTCTATCTTGAAAGAAATCGTTCCCAAAGGAATCAAGCTTGGAGATATGTTCGGCGATATGAATTTGACCGTAGACGCGGGTGTGTTGCTTGAAGATGTTGTTTGATTATTGTCCTGCGTGCTTTCACCGTCAAATGACATATCTTGTTCCAAGTTAATCAAATCGTGTTCTATAATCAAACGCGCTGTAATGTATGAAGCGTTGTTTTGGGGCATTTTACTTACTTCACATTCAAAAACGTAATCACCCGCTGGGGTGCTTTTTATTTTAATGTTGTTAAGACCCAGATGAACTAGTTCAATATTTGGTGTACCGACGAGTGTTGGTGGATCGTTGACCACCAAAGCAGCCGGACGTCTACCGGATGTTAAAATAGGTATAGTACCAGAATAGGTATTATAAACGGCAGTAACAATACCATGATAAATAATTTCAACAGACCAGTTCAACGCACCCGGTTCTAACTCGCTCAAATTGATATAGGGAGATACATAGTTAAACGCACCCGTTTGAACACTGTTGAGCGTACAGGTGTATTCCTTGTTATTAAAATGTAAAATGACTTCTATGTTTCCAGATTGCACCGCGTTTCCATCGTCGTCTGTTTCATTAAGACGCTGAATGGGTATCTTGAAATAGCCTTGGTCGTTGTTGGGTAAAACTACAAAGCTAGTCGTTACCATTCCCAAAAAGGTATTGGTGTGTTCTGCTGTGCAAACGCTACTTACCTCTGTTGATGCTGGTGTACCGTTGTAAAACAGCAACCAATCTCCCTGATACGTGTTATAAAGATCCGTACCATGTTTCAACTCCACGCGCCATGTAAACGTACCAGATGGCAACGCGGAAGAATCCAAGTAATTGCTTGAAAGGTTGATGGTTGAATTATCGTCTAGTGTTTTAACGTAAGAAAGTTCTATATCTTCAAAACCGTCTATTTTCAAAACAGCACTGATTTTTGAGGAATCCATATCTGGCAGTTTGTAAATTTCCGCTATAAACACAACTTGATCACTATTGTTATATATCTTGGCTTGAATCTGACGTAGCCCCATCAACACGTCTTCTTTGTCGTTTTTGCTGAAAAGAGCAGGCGTGACATCTAGGTTTTTCAAACTATACATGTATTTAGTTGTGGGTACATCGTACTCCGTATTAAGTTCTATTCTAAACGGAGACTTGTATAAATGTCCATCGTATTCTATTTCTTCACCTTGTGCAATAACCGGTTTGTTGGTGTTCATAGCAACAGGTATGCTGGCTGCGGGTATAGGTGTGTTTTTGTTATCAAACATAACTGTATAAAGAACAATATCATTACCAACAATATCGCGCCTGTTTAATACAGGAATTGCCACAAAATTAGTCAATCCTGTTACACCTTGAAATCCCTTATAGTCATCTTCTGTAACTAACCGTTTTGCTGCGGAAATGTTTTCTCTCACATGCCGTTTAATATCTTCAATAGACTCGCTATCCCGACCATTGGTTATCGCCACGCTATTGTAACTTGTGATATTAATTATTTTTCCCGAGACAGCATCTGGAATGCGTTCGTCCAATATGGCTGTGTTGGCTGCAATATTGCCAGACGTTCCCAGTGTGGTATAAACGCTAATGATAGCATTCGCATCTGTTGAGGGCAAATAACCATAAATACCGTTGCCAAACTTGATAAGCAGTGTGTTGTTGTTATTGTCCACTTGTAATTCGTAGCATCTATCATCAGACCGTGCTTGGTAAATGGAAGGCAGTTTTCTGTATATTTCACCGTCAACACAAACATTCAAGCTATGTATTTGCCCTATATATCCTGCAACCACTTCTTCATAAAACACGTAAAGTGTTGGATTTTCAAAATTAAATTCGTGGTAATAAACGTCTATTTGCCAAATAGCAACATCAAATACTACGGACAGTTTGCTTTCTCTCATTTCTATAGTGTACGGTACATTTTCAATCATGCCCGTATCTGTGTTTTGTGCTACAACGGAAATACCATTTGAATTTTTTGTCAAATAGTAATTGTTTTGTACTTTGAATGGAATATTGCCAGCCGTAACCTTCGATCCGGCAGGAATCTTAACCAGCATATCCCCAGACATAGATAGGGGTATGACGATGGTTAAAAACCCAGATGCGGGGACGGTGGTTTGTATTTTGTAATCTAGCTGTGCTGCTATGTTGGATACGGAAGACGGGAGGATGGCGCGGTTGAGGAACGCTTCGTTGTACGCCATTGCGTTCTGAAAGAGAACGTCCGATGTCACAAAGGTAAGCGCCTCAATCAAATAACCCAAAAATCCAGACTGATAGGTATCTAGATTTTGAACTTGAAAATAGCTATCTGCCAACGACACCAGCCCAGATTTAACATCAAATGGGTCAAAAGATGAAAGTTTCCGCGTAGTAATATTAACCAATATTCCCACCCCAATACGTTAGCAAAAAATAAATAGGGGCGCCGCTTTAAAGGCGCCCCTAATAAGACCAAAATTAAGCCCCCGTTGCCTCATTATACATATTTGTAATTTGAGAAATAGAAGAAGATACTGTGCTTTCAACCAAACTGGATGCAGTACGGATAACCTGTTCACCCGTGTACATCATGTCAAACGCAAATTCAATTTCCATTTCAACTTTTTCTTGTGATGTTTTGTCCGAACCAAAACTATCTGTAGGCACCTTAAGCGGAAACACGCCCGTAAACGCTGCTGCAAACTGGACAGTTTTGGCATCTGGAAGGGTCGTAGCATAAATGGCACGACCCTTATAATCTCCTTGGCTTGCACCACCTACATCCGGATCCGCAATACCGTAAATCATGTTGCGGAAAATGTTAACCCAAGAACCGATGATTTGTAGAACGGGCAGACCCGCAAATTCGTTAAACTTGCAGGAGAACCTATTGTTTTCATATTCAACAGTTCCGGGCACATACCATTTCATGTTGTTTGTACCCGCATACTCTATTGGGTTAACAGTTAGTCCGGGGACAGTCACGCTCAAGCAAATTGTTTGAAGAAATTTACCCACCTGTGACTGTAGTGCAGAAGGCGGGAAAAAGTACATAAAGTGATAGCCAGTTGTATAAGGGTCGATATAAGACGTATTTCCACCAAAGATTGTCCTCAACTGATCCGGATAATCGTATTGGTTAAAACTACCCATTGTAAAAGGATTAGGCATAGCTTTTCAGCTCCTTGTCATAATTGGTTGACGGGGAGCATTAATAAAAATCATTAGTAATTAATAACTGCTTCCTCATTATTTGTTCTTAAGGTATAAAGCCGTAAAAAATTATGAATCTAGTTGCTTAATTGTGTCTACTCTGTTTTTGATATTCTTTTGAAGTTCCGTTGGTTCTAGTTTGCTCATACCTTCCGAATAACCCAAAATGGATACACACAGCATGGTCCACAGTTTACCCAACAAACCGTTTCTGGGTTCGTTTGAAAACTCAACCAAAACTTCAGGCACCGCAGCACCCGCTTTGTCGATAAGCGTCATTTGTCCAGCGGATTCTGTAAAACGCCCCGCATCAAAAACCACAACCGTTTCTGCTTGCATACGGCGTTTGCCTTTCCATTTGTTATACAATTTCTTTATGGACCAAATACCCAAGATCATCAATGAACAAAACAAAAGCACGACTTTCCACTCTGTGTTGGTTCTGCTTGTGGCAAAGTTCCACGCGTTGCTGGCAAACGCTTTAAAAGAAGACCCAAAGGACTTGTCGTCTGGAACGACTTCAATATCCCGTTTCATATTGGTGATAAACTGATCCGCCGTGGTAGCGCCTTTGCTCCATTGGGGTAGCTGATAAAGAGGTATGCCGTTTTTGTTTATCTTAGAAAGACGTTTTAGTTTTTCTAAAACCAACGAATCTATTGTTTTATCTTGGCTGTTTTTGCTTAACTCTTTAATTTCTGTCAATACTGTTTGCCATTCGGTACGTGTTATTCGAACTGTGTCTGTGGGCTGCATAGACCCATCAACTCTCTTATTAATTTTTTTCCTTCTTCAAGTAAACCAGTGCTGCTACAAAGAAAGACGCCGCGTTACGCGCGGCGGTTTTGATGCCTTCAAAAACCCGATCTGTTGTTTGTGCTGGATCTTGTGTAGAAGATGTTGTAAGTTTTGGCAACACAGCAATGGCTTTAGCCACAACATCATTACCATGCTCTTCTCTCAATTGGGATGCTCTGTAAACGGTAATGGTTTCAGTTTTCAACTTTTTCTTTTCCGCTTTTCGTCTTTGGTAAATATCGTATATGTTGTATAAAGCCAAAAAGAACAACGCAAGAATAAAGACAACCACACCCCAAGATACCGTTTTGGTGTGTTTTTGTCCCCACAAAATACAGCTACCCAAAACCTTTCCGAAACGCGCCGTTGTTCGTTCTTCTTTTATTTTTTCATATACTTCTGCGATAAAAGCAGCGGGATTTGCGCCTTTATCAAAACGGTCGCCCCATTCTTTCAATTTGGCTTCATCGTAACCCAAATCTTTTTCTAAATAGTTTTTAAACTCTACTTCCGCTTCATCTGACGTTTTTGCATTTAAAACGTTCTCTAGTGACATGGTTTGTATTCCCCCAAAATGAAGCGGGTGGATAACAATGATATTACCCACCCGCTTCTTTCTTCTTTAGTGCACAGCTAGTGTGATACTAATAACCTCAATTGCTCCCGTCACTTGAAGGTCAACTTGCACTTGGCAACGGTTAAGTTTCTTGTCGTAATCTGTTGCAAAAACGTTAACTTTATACCACTCAAGAGCGCGGTTTGTTTTCATATCACCCAAGAACTTGTTAACATTATCCTTGATGATTTCCCATGTGTACCTGTCGTTAAGATCGTACACAAAGTATTTGAGGTTCCATTCTAAAACGCGCTTAATGTACAGCAAGCAAAGCACGACATGAATGTTTTGAAGCGCACTCGGACGACTCTGGCAAGTCCAGTTACCCCAAATGCAATCTCCACCGTTGGACCAACGCATGATTGGGTTGATCTGATTGAGTTTGAAGCTATCCTTGTAACCACCAACCAAACGATAGCGCAATTCTTTGATTCCATTACAAATACCGCGTGTCAAACCAGCAAAAGGCCACCAAATGTTGTAGTCGCGTTCTGTTCTTGCAAACGCACGCGCCACATGATACATAGGTGTCATCCACACATACTTGCCTGTAAACGTGTCATAAATCTTCGTATAACACTCATACAGCGCAGCAAGATATGTCTGATAATTATGGCTTTGCTGACGTGCAGTGATGGCATTTTGCGGTCGGGAGTTATCCCCGTTGTCTAGCAACGCCATACAGTCTGTACGAATTTCACACAGGTCAACAATGCGGTCCTTGACAGCAGTTGGATACCCACCATCAAAAACGATGCTAAAGAGCAAGCAATCCGGATCTGTGATTTCCTCACACATTTCCCCAGTCATTGGATTGGTAACAAGACCGGCATAGGCATTTGCCATGTCTGTTTGAGCCACAGACCAATCCAGCTTGCCGTTGGCGTCATACATCGTTCCATCGTTTCCACCAGACATTCCAACCCACGTGGTAAACGCATGTTCAAACATCCAAGTAGATGCTTCTGTTGCAGTGATTGTTGGGCTAACCATGCAGCGCAGGGTATCGCTGTATTTCTCCAAAACATTTTCAACAAACATGCTTTCGTTGCTAACATCCGTTGCATCAGGATTAAAGGAAACGGTATAGGACTCAATCAACACAGGGATAGTTGAACCAGTAATAGATTGATAAATATCCAATACATACGCATCTTCATAATCCAGTGCGGGTGTTAGTTTAATAGATAAGTTGTTGTACCACGCTCCACGCCCAACGGGATAGAAAATAACGTGAGCATCGTTGTTGTTGATAAGCGTTTGCATGTTGGCTTTGCTTACCAAACCAGAAGATGGGGTAATTTGTGTTAGGATATCCTCATTCTCACCATCTTCATCTACGTCTGCTTGAGTTCGCTTCAGACACAAAACAGAAAACGTAGCATCGCTGGGCAACACGCGAACTAGATACAGGTTTCCCAAAATACCCACATATTGCATAGCTACATACCAGCCCTGCCCATAAAGCGCAGAGTTGCCTTTTCCGTAGGTATTAATCAAATCCTGCGGAGATGTACACATTCTCACCGTGTTATCCGGACCCTTTTCAGAAAAAATGCACATAAAACCAATAGCGCCCGGCAGCGGTTGGGTATAGAACGACTCGTCTTTAATTGTCGTGTAAACACCCGGAAAAATTTGGTATCCCATATGTCTCTACCTCCAAAATAAGATGTTTTTTGGCAAGAGATAGGACATAATGATAAACATTTATATTTTTTGCCTTTAACCTAGTAATGAGAGTCCCCTAGCGCACACTTTTTGCCAATCGGGATAATTGTTAAGCTTAGCTTCTACAAACGTTGAAAATACAGTCTGTGCAAGCGGCTCAGACGTTACAAAAAGCTCTCTAAAAATTGGCGCAGGGAATCTAAAAGCCATTACGTTTACTGTGCTGTTGATACTGTACGCTGCTTTTAAAACTTCCATGTTTAACACTTTAAAATTGTTCTTCTCAAAAAAGTAATCATCTAACAAAGGTATGCGATACTTTTGGTTAAAAAAACAAGTGGTTAACTCTTCACAAAACATCCTAAACCATTCGTTGTACGCGTCGATTCCGGGCTGATCTACGTTCATGCTGGACATGCGAGGTAAAACATTTTCTTTGTTGTATTTGTTTAGAAGACCAATAATGCGTTGAATATCTGACTTGCTAAAAGTAGCGTTGTGATACATGGGTAGTTCAAACAGTTCCAAAACAAGCTTGGTGTAGGGATATGCCCACAGCGTGCTAGCGGTTCTGGATATGGTTGTTAATTGGTCTGTTCCAAAGAACACGCTTCGATAAAACATCTCGTTATACCATTTTCTAATCAACTCGTTGTTAATCAACACACCCCTATTGGTACGGGCAAACACATGCACACCGTGATACAAAATGGCACCTAACACGCAACCCATTTTGCTTTTAGCTAATTTTTTAATAATAGACACATCAGATTCTGCACCAACAATGCTTTTTAAGTTAGACAACGCACGCATAAACCACATATCTTGAAATATTGCTTCAACATGAACGGGATCTACAAAAAGCTTGTTTTTCTTGATGTCATAATAAACACCGAAAGGGGGTCTTCGAAACATCATTTTATCCAAAACAATACTTCCAACAGACATTTGGCCCTCAATGACATCTGCTAAAACTGGAAGCAGAAACCCAGTTTCTGCCATTCGATGCACAAGAGTGCTCAGTCTTTTTGTTATAAACATGCGCTTTTGCCCACCCCAATCATCCTACCAATTCAAATATAGAAGAAGCAATATCATAAACATCTTCAAGATAACTATCTCTATTTAATTGAGGCAGGAGGTTGTTTATGTCCATAATATCTTCGTTTGTTGCTGCATCCACCTCAATATTCATATTGTTGATCAATAAACACACTTTTTGCCCATCTTCCGTTTTATAAGCCCAATCGAGAACGTGTGTTTGTAGATTATACAAAAACTTATCAATGGCGTTATCTCTATCCGCGTTGTTGCCTTCCACCATTTCAACCAGCATTGCGTTAAGTCGGTTGGGTTTTCTTTTTCCTAAACCCTTAACAACCACGTTTCCATTCTCAAGACGACCAATTAGCATATTGTTTTGCATCAACAACCACTTGAACGGTTTAACGGTGATGGTTCCAAACACATCATCAACAATTGGTTGTTTAATTTTTGTTAGAATATACGCGCCATCGACTTCCGCTTTAATAATAGGACCCATGTACTTTGAAACATATAAAACATCATCATAAACTGCTTTTCTTAGATTGCCCAAAGCATCTTTTCCAAGCAAATGGATGGTTAAGTTGGTGCACGTGTAGTTGTATAAAAATTTCTTCGCGCTTTTAGGTAGATATAGTTTGGCTATATCCATATAAAAACTTTTTAAAATTTTGACAAACGCTTGGTCAAACACACGCTCTGTATAATTTGTGAACGCACGTTTAAAATCTATCTTCACAACACCATAATACAAACCATCTTCCATCTGTTCTAGCGGGGTTTGGTTATTATCCCCCAACTCGGTTGAAGCTTCATTGTTTTTATTGTGATTAATATAGGTCCACAGCTTGTTGTAATACAAGTTATAATCATTCAACATGTGTTGACAATCCTCGTTATTCAAATGCCATCCCTCATAATAAGACAAATCGCTTAACATGCTGGCTTGACAGACGATAGACGAGATTCCACACACATCTTTCAATAATTGATATGTATTCATCCCAGCCTCCAGCTTCAGATTATATTTCTTCGAATAAGCGTTCCTCTACAACATTTTTCCCATATTTGTTCTGCTTTTGTGCCGCATATTGCTTCAAAGTTTCTAATTGTTCGTCACCAAAAAAACTATGCAAAACAGACGAATTATTCAAATCATAAAACTCATCAACAACATCTTCCCCGCCACCAATACCAAAAGAATCTTCTGGTACGATTATTTCGTCGCTGGCTCCAAAATACCGAGTCAAATCAAAATATTGTTCTGCAAAATAGGTATAACCCATAGATATACACAAATCATCGTTGGGATTGCCTTCTATCTTCCCGCTGGATTTACGTTCGAGACTCGCCAATTCATTCCTTGTATTGAATGAATAAATCATATCTATTTCTTCTGTAACAGCCCTAAATATTTGGTCAAAAACCATGATACGTGTAGCAGAGTTCAAATGCAATCCCAAAGGCAAATCGTAAAACGATTGATCTTCTTTCATGTTTCTTGTATCTCTTAAAACGCAATTTGGAAAATGTTTGAGCAAAAATTCCATAGTTTGGTTGCCTAACCCGTTACGCTCAAAGACGATAACCTTTTTAGGCAACACCTTTAAAAGGTTGACAGCATACTCACCAAATCGTTCCACCAAACATTTAACACGCAACTCACAAACTTGTTCCCGCGTTTCAAAACAGCGCACATAAATGGTTGAATAGTCCGTTCCAACAGATGTACCCGTGTCTAATCCGCATATGTAACGCTTGTCCGCTTGGGGCATAGACCACCAACGCAAATATCCATCAGGAAACAACTGTTCCCATATGGGTTGTTTGGCTTTTTTTACGTCTTGCAGGTCTACCATTATTTGTTCTGGGAATATACTCGTTTCGTTGCCAATAAATATCAAATTATATTCTTGTTGAACTTTTTGATTGGGGTTATCCGGTGTGCAGTGTTCGTCTGAACAACGTTCAGCAAACCATTTTTCATCGTACCCCGGACATTCGTGCCAATAAATTGTAACAGCCGTATAACTGCTTTTGGGGTTGTTGAGCGCTGCTGTGTATGTTTCATAAAACCCCGCACCCATGCCTGTTCTGCCATTGGGAGTTGAAGTGAACACAATACCGTAGGGTACATTAAACTTTTTAGCGTTTAAAAATGTTCGGGAAACCGCAGGCAAAATAGAAGCCATGTGTTCTGCCAAAGGCATAAAGGCTGCTTCGTCCACCCAAATGAACGTAGGTCTGCGACCTCGTCCTTTAGATGATTTCTTATCTTTTGATTTGTTGCTGGCTTGCAAGATAAACTGGGAGCCGTTAAGAAACTTGAAACCTTCTTGCTTATTATCAACCAAAAATTTAGGCTTCAACCAATCCGGCAAGTTATCAACCATGTCTTTAATTTCGGAAATAGATTGTTTGCCTTGTGACAAATCCCTGTTTAAATGCAACACCACGTAGTTGGGATGAAACAACATCAACCACAAAACAGTTGCTTCCACCATCTGTGTCTTCCCACACTGACGAGAAGCCATTAACACTATTCCGTTTTTATCTTTCTTTTCCCACATGCTTTTAAGCGCATTGGGGAACCTCAACTGGGGTTCCCATAAACGCATAGGCGAATAAACACCCGTTCCCGCCACAGGCACTTTTATATAGTTGCATATAAAATACGTAATATCACTTGCGCAAGACGCAAACTCTTTTACAATTTCTTCTTGTGTTAATGTTTTTGTTGCCAACGTGGTCAACTCCTAAATATATCATCCAACATATTTAAAAATTGTGGTTTTTTTGCGTGGACCAACGAAGCCAAACAAACCACTTCACTTGGAAAAAGTATTTCCTGATACATAAAGCTTACATCGTGCGGAACGGGAATGTGTGTTTCACGATAACATTCAAAAAGTATCTCATCGAGCACACGCATAACATCTTCCCGTTGGAAGTTTTTTATGTAATAAATAATATAGTCAAATAGAATTCTGTCTGTTTTATAAACAGGCGTTAGAGCACGCACAAAATATTTATTCCACATATCATTATCTTTTTCAGATTCTGCTTGCATCAAATTTTCAACATAGTTGATTGCCATTTGACGAAGCGTTTCATCGTCAACCTCAGAACCGCATCTCTGCGCCAGTTTTTTAAACAAGCATTGGTAAAAAGGCAATATATACAAATCAAAGAACAATGCTTTAAATTCTTTAGCATTGTTATGGGCATAGTAGTGACACATTTCATGCATCAGCACAACGCTAAACATTTCATTATTCATTTCAACATAGGGATGGTTGGTTATAACAAACAGCGCGTTTTCGTTTTTATCATAAAAACCCGCAATACCCAAGTCGTAAGAATTTTTCTTCAACCACTCCACCAGTCGCGACACAGGCTCAAACGAAGATGCAGGGCTTAATAAATTCGCCGCTCCACGCCCCAGCACGGCGGCAAACGTACTAACTGTACACACCGCCATATAGACGCTGCCTCCATCAACACCGCGCTCTACAGCGTCTAATAGCTTGCGAATATACGGTGACCGCAAACGTCTAATATTAGATTTGTTCCATTCTTCCAAAACCTGTTTGGCTTGGGACCTGTCAAGCAAGTCGAAATTATCATAATCTTCTAAAGTTGCTATTTCTGTAAATGGTTGTTGTGCCAACTAACGGCCCCCCTTTATGCTTTAATATTGCGAGTGGATGCCGTTTGAAGCATCGCGCTGATAGCACCAACCCACCGCTTCTCGTTACCATGTTTGATATTGAAGGTTAAACCTGAAATGTAAAAACTGGTTTGCATTCCCGCATATGTAACGTGTTTGGGGTCTATTTGCACTTTGCGTCCTATATACCAATGGTTAAACCGGAACGGATCTCTAATATCCACATTGGTTGGTTGAACGGTGTGCGTTAAAATACCAGATAAGCTTTCCTTAAACGCCAACAAGTTACTGTTGTGTGCAATAATGTAATTGTTGGGTTTAACATCTTTTTCCAAAAAAGTATCATAAACATCCGTATCCTTCACATGCTGCATACTGCGCAGTTCGTTAACAACGTTTATGTTTTCAACAGAATAAAGTTTATCCGTATCGTGTTTTAAAACATCTATCTTCTTTGGAAAATTTGCAGCTAGGTAGTTGAAGTTACTGCTTACAGCAGGCATTTGACCCACACAATATTCCAGCTTATCTATAGAGTATGGTTTTTTATTTTCCAGTCCAGAATCCCGCAAATATAACTTGATGGGTTCACCCTTTACCTCATTAACAGACATCAAATAAAAATTTTCCCAATCTGCATACATAATGGGCATCATGCTATAAAACCCAAACGTTTGAGAAAGATATTGAACTGCCCTAAAAAATTTTACGTTGGGTACCCAAATCTGTTCATATGTTTCTTTATTTTCTAATGTTCCCATTTTTATTTGAAGTCTGCCGTGTTCGGTGTCTCCCCACAAGCTTTTTATAATCTGTGTTAAGTTTTGGTTGTTGTACACACCACCCACAACAGTGTTGGCTAAATTGTAGGCGTCTTTTAAAACAAACTTGTGTGTTACACGAATGCGATCCAACCTGTTCGTATTATCTTTTTCACGCAAAACAGGAGACGCATTGTTGGTGATACTCATAAACGTGGCACGTACAACCGTTCTATCTTCGTTTTGAGCGTTGCGTTCTGTAATAACCAGTTCCAGCGTGTAGGGCAACACCAGCATGTTAACCAACTTCGAGTTAACCATATAGGTCATGGTCATAGTAGGAACCAAAGACCCATTGTTGATGGTAAAAACAATATTCTCTATGCCTTCATCCAATTCTGCTTCCGCTTGCGCATACTTAACGTTTGCTTTGACTGAAAACCCATACTGTTCCATATAAAATCATTCCCAGCTTTTAATATTGTCCGCCTCTGGTTGTTTTTTTGCTAATAGCGTAGACAAATAATCGTTCATGCTTCTGCTTACCATAGCCACAGAAACAGGTCGGATAGATGCGGCCCTTTGGTTGAAAATATTGGAAGGCAGGCGAATCGTACAAAGCATGCTAGCAAAATCCAACCCATTACCCAAGCTTGCCAAAAGAGATGTTGAAAAGAAATTGACAATTTTAGACCTAAAGTTTTCAACTGTAACAGAAGGCATGATATTGTTTCTATCCATATAACCCAACAAATGTCCAAAGTTTGCAACGTCAACATCTTTGGGTAGTCTGTTTGGGTCGAAACGCAACGTGGGTTTAAGCTTGTTGTTTTTATCCGGTTTGACAAAGAACCGTTGTGTACTTACCGTTGCCAGCGCGTTCAGGTTTCCGCTAATACGCATATACGAACTTCCAACCATTTTGGCTACCATGTAATAAATATTGGCAATGGTTTGATCACTAAAATTAGCCAAATCAAATTCCTTTGAATACATACGCATCATCAAAACATAAATAAACCCACACATGGCATTGTAAAAATCACTCAATACTTGTTCGTCATCCATGGTAAATAGCAAATACTTGTTGAGTCCGTACAGCACGCATGTTGCCATAGAAGTTAGGTCTGAAACGTTGATGGTGTTTGTTTTTAAATCCAGCGTGGCAGTAGAAACATCCATGTTGAGACACACGCCGTTATTGGTGGCGTCCTTGTAATAAATAACGGAAGGCACCATTGAAATGGTGCTTGGAAAACGGGTTAACACGATTGTATTCCAGTTGATGGTTTTAAGGTACAGCGTTGTAGTATAACTGGCGATGATGCTTTCAATCCGTTCTGCTTTAAACGGTCTGTGTTCTGTGCTAACAGGTATGTTTTGCCCGGGAAATCCCGTCAAAACGGGTATACTAACAGGAAACAAATCTGTTGGGGATGTATTGAAACCATTATACATTTAATCATGCACCCGCCTTCTTTTTGTATTTAACCAACTTCGTAATCAGTTCCACAATTTTTTCTTCCCCAATTTCTTCCAGCAATTTTTGATACAGCGGTGTAGTTTGTACGTCTGTAAAATCGAAATTGGGTATTTTGGTGTTGAGCCAATCATCTAATGCTATCTCGGGATCAGAACTGTTGCTAGCTATGCGTTGCAACAAATCCCTGTAGTCGTCAATATTGCTAACTTTCTTAAGAGTTCTTGGAGATTTCGATTTGTTGGAAATAAGAAAGTTGTTTATTTGGTCTTTGTCCAGCAAATACAGTTTTTTCACATAATCCGTTGTAAACTTCGAATTACTGGGTATCTTGTTCAAAAACAGAACGAGCTGGTAAAGCAAAACACTTCCATACCTACTGTTGGCAATGATGGGCGATTTAAAATCTGCTTCTGGCACAAAGGTGTATTCTTTGGAAATGCTTAACAGTTCTTCTAACCGTTTCATTAAACCATCGGCAGAAATATCCGGTACTTCCAATGCGTTATATTTGCCCGCGTACACATACTCATAATCTCCCACAGTTTCTGTGGAAGCGGAAAAAAGTAACGCAGTGAGTATCCGTCCTATGCGAAAGTCTGTTTGCTCTCGAACATGTTCTCTCACATCGGGAGATGACCACATAGACACTCACAATCCTTTCCTAAACATAAAATGGTGGGCGGACAGTCCGTCAAATAAGACTGCCAGCCCACCGCAGTTCAAATGTATTAACCGTGATAAATAACTACCTTAATTGAGTTAATCCCTTCAACAATTGGTTGCAACGCTTTCGCAACAATACAACCGGGAGCATAAGTTTTGGTAGTGTCGTTGAAAGGTACAATCGTTCCATCATAACCAGATACCAGAATACAACCAGCGGGGTAGGCGTGTTGGGCAACAACGCAAACATTGTCAATTTGTCCCAACAGAGCCACAGGAATACGTCCATTCTCAAATTCCGTTTCAAAATCGTCCGTCCCACCCAAAATAAGCCCAGGTTCATAAGAAACCAAACCCAGCACGTTTTCCAAACAAACATCATTGCTGAGAACAACCTTACCCTCTTCATTCAACACAACACATGCGCCCATTTCAGGCATCTGTTCTAGATCGTGTTCAAAGAACTCCACAACGTCTGCGCTATATTTTGCGCCTACCAGTCCGTATCTGTAAACATACGATACTTCGGACCCGTTGAGCTTGAAGCTGATGCGCATGTTGTCTATGTTTCCGCTCCCGTCGGTTGGTCCGCAAGCAAGAACGAGCTTATCATCAGACCAAAGCGTACCAACGTCCAAACCGGTGTCTATGGAAGAAGTAAGCCTAACCGCGTCGTAGTAAGAACTGACATAGTTTTGAAGCACCACACCAGCAGCTTTGAAATTCAAGTTGCCTGTCATAGAATCCCCAGTCACGTTTACATATACGCTGTCGTGGTTGTGCCCTCCGTTGATAGCGGAATCCACATATGCTTTGGTTGCAGCGTGGTTAGCTGCGGTAGGCGCACCCGAAAGGGTTAGTGCACCCGTTAGCGTACCTCCTGCCAAACGCAAGAACCTGTCGTCGTGTTGAGTATCATGTCCAGCAATTTGTGCGTCCACATACTGTTTGGTTGCGGCATCCATCGCAACTGTTGGGTCTGCAAACAATCGAAGCATGCCCAACATGGTATCTCCAGTTTTAGTAACGTAGTTGAGATTTACGTTGTTGAGAACGTAGTTGACATAGTTATCCACATATTCCTTGGTTGCGGCGTGATTAGCGGTGGTGGGCGCTCCTGAAAGGGTTAGTGCGCCCGTCATTACACTACCTGATAGTTTCACAAAAGCATCATAGTGTTCACTATCATGGTTAGCAATAAGGTTGTCGATGTAGCCTTTTGTGGCAGCTTCCATTGATGTAATAGGAACATCCGCAAGAAGCAACGGCCCAGTTAGCGTATCCCCGCCTTTTTTTACAAACGCGTTCGTTGCCCATTCGGGAATGGAATCGTCTGCCTTCCTCAAATCGTCATAGTTGCCTTCGCCAGCAAGATGTGTTTCCCAATCTTCCAAGGTAGGAACGGTACTCCAGTTCCCAAGGTGAAACATAAACAGCTTTAAGTGTCGTGTTTCATCAAATTCTTCCGCTCTTATCGCTTTAAGGCTAGCAATAGGAACTGGTTCAATTTTCTGATACTTGTAATCCAACACCAAGTAAATGGTACGTTCTGTGACAGGACATGCAAACAATTCCACCACAGAGGGTTGTGTCATTTCAATAACAACATACCCAACCACACCTATACCTCTAGAAACATTGACATACATCTTGTTAGAAGTACCATCCCGTGTGAATGTTACATCAAACCCAGAAATGTATGCTTTATGGCTGCCCAAAATTTTGAGCAGTTTGTTCATATTGTCGGAATCTACAGGCGAAAACGGATCAATATTGCGTTCCTGTATGGCATTCCAATCTAACGTTGCAGTTGGCATTCCGTTCCAACCCCCTCTTTACTCACAAAGCAATTGACCTTTTTTGGTCTCTTGCTCTCTTTTATGTTTATCTTCTTCTTTTTGAATACGTTCAAAATCTAGTTCGACTTCGCGCAGCGCTTTGTACATCGTATGGTTTTTAAAATTTTCATCCATGTTTCAATCACCCTAAAATATAAAATACCATTCAATGATTAACTTAACCAAATCGCTTTTTGGAATGGTTGGGAATGTAACATGTGAAAACAGACCAAAGTTTGTTTCATCTTGCGCTTGTGAAGGAGCAACAAACAGCCCCGCTTCGTTGATGTAATGTGAAGCGCAATCCGCATAATCTACTGTCATGGTGACTTTAGCAGTTAGCGCAGCAACAAAAGAAATACCATCCACAAGCTTGTAATATTTGTCCAGCGTGTATCTTGGACCGCCCGTAGCATTAAATTGAAGCCGGTTAAAAAGCGTCACATCGTCATCTGTGGGCCAAATAGGTTGAAATGGTGTGTCTATAGAAGCACCCCCATCGCCAACAGAAAACCAGGAGGGAGACCATTCTTGTTTTTGGTCTTCTATATCGTAAGGCATTCCAAACATGCGCTGCATAAGCCAATGACGTCCTGAAATAACAATGTGATTATTTGTATCTACCAGCAAGTTTTTCTGATTGTCGTTTTTGTAGCAGTTAAAAATACGCACATGACCTTTACAGAGGGATGTTGAATCTCCCTGTTTAACATGTTCTGTAAGTGTATGCTTAAATATCATAGTTAACCATTGCCTCCTACGCGAATACAGGATAAAGTTTCTTTCTGACGTCAAAATTCAAAGTTAACGAACTAAAAGACGCACCAGTTGGTAAATAGATTGCAGGCCATACATAACCAAAGCGCATGGTGGGAGGTGTGATCAACGTAGCAAGTTCATCTGCGGTCATCATACATTCAAAATACAATCCTTCACCAGATGCAGTTCCACGTACATACAACCCATGCTCCTTATCATAATATGCTTTACAAGGCAAGTTAATTCTTTTCCAACCTTCTTTATAAACCCACCATTCTCCAAACCCTTTATCCCTCAGCACATCAAAAGTTGTGGGCGTAGGAACAGCATCAAACCTGTAAAAATCGAAACGTGGTTTGGTAAAATACCTCAACGCAAAAGCAAAACGAACATTACCCGTAACCGTTGAGGTTGCTCCAATCCACACGTTTTCCTGCTCTAAACCACTTCCATCTTTTCTTGTTGTTTCAAATTGTATGGGCTGTCTTGCGATAAGAATAACATCTCTGTCCCAGTTGTTTGTGACTGTCTGCGTATCGTAATCCCAATCCAACACATCTAGGCTGTAAACGCTGTTCATGGAAGAAATCCAAAACTGCCAGTTGTTTTTGCTGTCGGCCAAAAAGGATTTTTCAAGCGGGCCCTGCTCGTATATTTGCATTTCTTCGCGTATCACATAATCATTTCCATGAATCAAATCATCTACGTTGAAAGGCGCACTATCTAAGTGGACATTGAAATAAAACGGTGTATAAACGTTATATGTTATCTTTTCCTTAATTTGTTCTCGTATCTTTTTAAGTCCATCAAACGCAGCAGACCCATCCTGTGGATCGTCTGTCAGCTTGTTTAAAACGCCATCTATAAGCTGTTTGTGCATGCGAGTTTTAAAGTAATCACCCACATTGATACTATCAAATATATCCCCACCAACACGCAACAAAGGGTCTTTTTCAATCAAGCTTGCATGATATGGCTTGAGGAAATTGACAATAATGCGCACATACGCGTTAAACAAGTAAGATATGGTTGCGTATAGCTTGAGGGGAAATATTTGTTTGGTATACCTGTACAAAACTTGTTCGAATATGGTTAAGAACCGCACAAATAATTTATTAGCCAAAACCATTGCTTCGTTGAAATTGAAAATACCAATTTCGTAAGGATGCGCTGTATATGTTTGATCAAACGCTGTAGGTGAAGGGCGTATATCAAAAACATAACGCTTGTCTGGCATGATAAAGTTTTCTCGTTCCACAACAATGGCGTTGTCAACCAACTTTATTTGTTCCAAGATCCAATTGTAAAACGCTGGGTTCATAGTTCTCAGCATTTCGTATGTGTTGGGATTATTAGACTCTTCTGTTATAAACCTGGCTTCTTTATCGGGTTCGTATTGCCTGTAGAAAAGTTCTGTAATAGCTTCCATGCGTGTCCATTTGTCCGTGTAGCTGGCAGACGGCGCGCTCAACTCGTCAAACAGCTTCAGCGCCATGGGAATATCCACGCTGGGATTACTAACTGTCTTATTCCAACCAATGAGGGAGTTACCCTTTATAGAGTCCATTTCGGGTGGGTAACTTCCAAACAGTTTGTCAAAAACCATCCACGTTCCCAAACACGCTTCTTCAAACGTTATATGTTCACCAAAGCCCTGCACAACGAGAACGCGAATGTTATCACCCGCAGCTTTCTTGTTGGCATAATGTTGCCGCATGATGTCTAAGGCAATGGCAGTCTTGGCTGTAATATTGGTGCTTAAAAACGTAGAGATGGTGAAGTATGAAGTTTGCGCTGGCAATCTAGCCATCAAACCACCCACTCATTTTTTCGCATAAATATAGACAATGTGTGCGGGTAGCGAACAACGCCTACCCTCCACCTCCCTAAGAAAATTTATTCAACGACCATGCCAACTCTGTAGCTAGTTTGTTTTGAAACTGTTCGTTGGCGCATATAAAGGCTTCTTCTGCATTTGTCATAAAGCCAATTTCAAGCAAGATAGCGGGCATTTTCGATCTTCTCAAAACATAAACACTTTGACGCTGTATAATACCCCTATTTTTAAAACCCGTAGATTTAAACAGTTGGTTTGCTAGTCCGCGCAAAGCTGGTGCGATTTGAAGCTTGTCGTACACCAACACTTCTGTACCTCGCGTTTCTGGCTTGGATGCTCCGTTGTGATGAATGCTTATAAAGTAGGTAGCTCCTTCTTTATTGGCTAGAAAACATCTATCTTTCAATTCTACAAATACATCCTGCGTTCTAGTTAGAAGTACGTTTTTTCCAAGCGAACGCAATGCGGCTGCCAACTTGAGGGACAACTGTAGATTCAAATCTGATTCTTTCAAAATAACTTTTTGGTTATTAACAATAAATCTCCCAACAGAACCAGAATCTTTTCCACCGTGTCCCGGATCAATTACAAACATATTAAAATTTCACCCCCATCAAAGACAAATGTTATTCATCAGGGAAAAATAAATCATTTAATTGGTTTTCATCCAACCACCAAAGCGAGTCGTTTAAGGAAGAGACAGGCATGTCATTAACAGTAAAATTCCAATCTTTTGCCGCTTGGGAAATATATACGGGATTGGGTATGAAATACCATTTGTTGTTTTTTCTGTTGATAGCGTATTCGTCTATACGATAGTGGGTGAAACCCATATGATTTAACATGGCTGCGATGATTTCTGGAGTTCCTTTTCTTCGCAAGTAATAGTAAATACTGCCCGCAATTTCCTTGTTGATTTCTGCCTCAAACGCTGGATGTATTGTAAAACCATAAGATTCCATAAATAGTTTTACAATCTCTATATCTTGTCTGCTTAAGTCTGTTATATTAAGACGACCGTCTATAAGCGAATCTAATACAGAAAGAAGCACGGCAAGCAAACCAATGAAGTTGTTGTAGGACGTTCCCGCATAAACGTCTTGGTATACTGTTGCTTGCAAGTGTGCATAAATACGCTGATAAGAATCCATGTAACGCGATTTGATGATGGGGTCCTGTATAATACTGAAATCCCCCGTTTTGGCACAGTCCAACAGTGTCTTAAAAAGTTCAACTGGAACATTCATAGATTTGACGCAATCTTCAAGTTCACGTAAGGTTGTTTCGGAATTGGTTACGGATTCGTTCATACCAATTTCACCGCATCTTTCGTTTGTAGCACAATCAATTTGTGTGATACGATACTGTATTCTATTGCGGCTTCAAACAATGTTGTGGCAATAGAGGTGTCGTAAACATATGCTGTATTGTCTTGTAGAGCATCAAACCATTCGTGTGTTAGCTTTTCCAATGCGGTGCTGCTGTCGTTTATAGGCATTGGGTCTATGGGATTGTTATCCCCGTCTGTTTGGGGGCCTGTCACCAGAAAATTCTTCAACGCATCTGCACAGCGCGCAAATACAGTATTGTCATAACCCATTATTGTTCTTAGGTCATACGTGCCTTCATCGTCCGTCAATAGTTCCAAGTTGCTCAAATATATACATACACGAGGATTGATGACATCGGAAGAAAGCTTAAATTTGTATACGTAATCTTTTTCAGTTTCAAACAACAAGGGAACACAAAACAGCGTCCACACGCTTGTTGTTGGCAAATCTGAACCGTATGTGTGGGTCATTGTTACAACGCCCGGAACAGACAAGCTGTTAACGCTGTTGAGGATGGTCTCCAGCTCTGGAAAACAATGTTTGTTTTGATGGTGATAAGCCAAGTTGTGATTGTAGAAAGTTGAACTATTAAGCTTATGCACAACCGTTTTTAGACGTTCCATCAAATACATAAAGTTTGTTGCATCCACAAACGAATGAATATGGTGTGTATATTCCATATACATGTAATTGGCAGTTATTTGATTTTCAAAATTAACGCGCGTGCGGGTTTGTTTTAGCATGCATCTGTAATAAGGTCTTTCCAGCGTACCGGATAATTCAACGTTGGTTACTTCCCACGTAGAATAATCCCCCTCTAAATTGAAAAGCAAAATATCTTCCGGACGTGGAACCAACCCCGTTGTTGGGTCTATCACCACTGCGGTGTTGGTGTTGTTGGCAAACACCACACCCCTATCACTGCCGTCCATTGTGGGGATGACTTGTTGGGAATAAAGCACAGGCAGCGCATGAATGCAGTTGTACTTTCTTCCAGACAAATCTCCCGTTTTGTGATAGGTGGCAACGTAGTTGGGGTCGAATATGGTATTATTCATATCCAGTTGAAAATACGTAGCCATTATCATATTGTGCGCCTTGGCGTAATAACTGTACACCAAGTTTTTATATTCGTTGACATAATCTGTTAATCTAATAAGAGGCTGCATGGTTAAGACTCCTGCCAGAAGGAATTGGATCTGTCAATTTTCAACTGGTAGATGGATAGGTTTAGCAAGTCCGTATCCGCACCCAGTTGAAATGTATGGGAATAATCTTTCCTGTTGAATGTAAAATCAACGCGCACAGTCACCGCTGGCGTACCCGCACTTTGATCTACACGCTCCACCACCACTTCATTGGCTATTATCCTGTTTTCCCATCGACGTATAGCGCTTTGTACGTCATTCTTTATATTATCCAATGTCTGGTCATCATTCAAATCCCACAAATACTCCCTCAGCTTACAGCCAAATTCTGGTTGCCAAGGTCTCGATTCCAACGGAGTCATCAAAATAACATATAGAGACTGGATGATGACTTCCACATCTTCACTTTGATAAAAATCACCCGTGGAAGATATTTCCGGAAGACAACCAATCAGGTTTTGATTCATCACAGCCCCCTCCTTCTTAAACTAAATCATTTCCCATATTTCTTGTTTTGTTTTTCCGGACTGTGTATATGACAAATTGATTTGGATTTTGTTGTATGCGCTTAAACACACACCCACATTTTCCAAATATTTATCGTCAAAGTAAATGGGAAAAGCACTTTTTATCATGCGTTCCATATCTGCTGTATCCTTTTGTGTTAAATCATATCCATCAAATACAGCGAGCGTAATTTCAAAAAATCTCGCCATAAGCATATCTTTTTCTTTTATGGAATGTAACTCGTTTTTAAACCAAACACGCGCATTGAACGCTTTGTCTTCTGCATAGGGGTCGTGATTGGATAAGTTTTCGTTTTTGTTGTTTTTATTGGGTGATGGTTTTTTATGGTTGTATGATTTTTGTTTTTTCAAAATAAACACCCCATATATAAACGTGGGTGGATACACCAAACGTATACCCACCCACATATTGTTTATTGATATCGTTTACCTAATTTACCAGAAGGTGTTTTGGATTGTACTTGTTGTTTTTGCTTTTCCATCTCTTCTTGCATTTTCTGTTGTTTGGCTTCCTCGTATTTGACACGCCAATCCAGCAATGTGTTGAGTTGATAAACAGGCATGCTCATGCAGCTTGTCCACGATGCACCGTTGTACAGGGTCATAAACATGCCTATCTTTTCAGCGTTTGCTTTTTTGAATGCTTCTTGCAGTTTAGGATTATTGTGAAATGCGAAAAAGTTCTTGCAGCATGTTGATGTACATTTCTGTACGCGCCTCACACTGCGGACAAATATGTGGAGCCATTACCTGAATACCGTAATCGCCGTAAATGTTAGACCATTCCTTATAAATGACCTTTCGATCACCAGCGGGCATGCGGCGCATGTACGCATAAATTTCAAAAACGTTATCTATATCAAACATCTTTGGTACTTCCCCTTCTGCTACGGGTTCGGCAGAGGGAAGCTGTAGCTTTTTAACAATAATATAGTCATCTGCTTTGCGCAGAACGTCTTCGCCCACACCCTTGCTGTTGGCAAACACGCGTTCCGTATACAACGTGGGCAGTTGAAGAATGGCTTTGGCTCCGCTTACGGGCAGTTCCACATCCGGAAACTTTTCAAGCAGAGGTTCTGCTCCGTTGTACAGTGTGATTTTGACGTTCTCTGTCAAATTAACGCGACGAGAAACGCTTTTGCCACAACGGGGGCATTGGAATGAAAAATCTTGCCATTCCCCATATGTGGCAATAATAAGACCATAAATGAGTGCTTCCCTGTCTGCCATCGTAATGTTCTTTTCAAAAGATTCAAACGTTTCAAACGGAGCAGCATGGTCTGGCATACAATCGTAAACAACGCGGTTAATCATTTCAACTGTTTTTGCGGGGTTGAGCGAAGAGGTTTTAAGCATTTCTTCTTGTTCAACCAACATAGATCGTACTGGAATATGATGCTTGGTATGGGGCGTAATAACCTCAAACGTTGGCAAATCAAACTGTTTAAAACGAGGAATATCCCGTGTCTGCATAAATAACTACCTCCTAGAATATATAATGGCTAATGACTATGGAAAAATAAACGCGTTACTTTGGGGGAAATGGTGGTTTGGGGCGTCTTACTGGCATAATATGATTATCTCCCTTCTTTGTTAGTAACGAGAAACCATCACGCGAACGTTTGCCACCGTGTCAACGGATGGATTTGTTATTTTGATATACGCACAAAAATCCCAACGCAGCACATCTCCATAATCCATAGCAGTATCTATCTTGATAGCTTTGGCTGTTGGAGACATATCCAAATAAAGATTTACAGGTTGGTCGATAAAGAATACATCCAACGCATACTTACCGGATTGTCCCGGATGTGGAATGGCAATAATTTCAGAACTGTTGGGATTTATAGCATAATCGTGACTTAGCAAAACGTTTTCCTGCACGTATGGTTGATGAGTTACCAGTGTCATATCGGGTATATTGATATAGACAGTCGTTTCAACTGTTTCTCCGGGTTGTACCATCTTGTTGCCTACTGCTTTTGTTTTGCTTCCACTGTTGATGTATTTTGGCATAACACCTTTACCCCCTTAACATATGCATAACCATTTTGTATTGTTGTCGTCCAGAAACAACAACAACTCATTGTCTTTTTTAACCGCTTGGTCTTTGTTTTCGTACCGACCGTTTTGTACATACGGTATGTTTCTTGTCACATATACATTGAAATTTCTAAAAGTACTGAATTGATTGAGAATGTGTTTTTTAAAATATTCATCTGACTTGCCGTAAAGCAAACCCAGCGGAAAGGGTGAATCTGTTGTTGCCAAATCATACTTTCCGTTCACAACCCAGCAACGATGTCTCTGTGTTGAAGTAACAAACGCTTGGTCCTGCAATGTTATTATATCGTTAACCAATACACGTTCCTGTGCAAACTCTGGCACGTAGACAGTGTCTATGCCAACAAAAGAACATTTCGCACAAAGGGATCTAGCCAAAGCGGATTTTCCAACTCCAGGACCACCAAAAAAGTTGACAAATAACGTTTGTTTGCTCATAGAGCATAACCTCCATTATATAGATATATATAGCAATAAACTGCTTCTACTATTTGTTCCGAATTGAAGGTCTACAAAGCAAACACAAAAAATAAAAGGGCGCTCCTTGTTAGGGAGCGCCCAATGTGTAAGCTAAAACTACGCGATAACCCGCAGAATGCCGACGCCTTCCCGACGGACAAAGCGGCATCCGTAACGGCTAAGGAAGGACATGGCAGGTTTGCGCCCGAGAGGCCACGGGGTGATGGTAAGCGGACGATACGGTGCAAATACAAACACAGCATTGTCCGGGTTGTCTGGTTGGAGAAGAACGGGCATGTAACCCTGCGGAATGACCGGGCTGGAAAGAATCTTCCAACTATCGGCAAGCGTTCCAACGACGGGCATATCGCCGTAATCTCCACCCTTGGCATCGCCCTTGAAGGCGTATTCGTTGGTGGATTTGAGCATAGCAACGTCTAGCGGGTTGCAAAGAATAACGTTGGCTACATCAATGTTGGTGTCCGTGTAAATCTTCGCGGACAGGTCGTTAATCTTAAGAACAATCTGGTTGATCCACTCTTTTGCGCCAAAAGCAAAAGCGCCGGTCGGTGTCTTGGAGAAGGTGAAACGATCACCAGCAGTTCCACTACCAACGGATGTTGGATTGAAACGTGTGGTTTCATTCATAATCTTACTAAGGAGCCGACGGTCGATATCCATAGCCACAACTTTACCAAAGGTGTCAACAAGCTGGGACTGAATATCGAGGTTGAAATAAGCTTTGGCGTCTTGCTCGTACTGGATGCTCCATTCGGCCTGAATCTCGTGGTCGATGGCGTTGATACGCACTTTGACATGCTTAAAGCTAATCTTCGGTGCATACATCTCTTCGGCTTGGGTGATGGAACCAACGATGGTGAGCTTGCTAACCTTGTTGCTAGTTTCTGCGGAACGCGTGCCGGAAGCAGAAATAACACCGTTGAAGTAGTCAACATTACCGCTAACGTTGTCGATAAAGTTTCCGCACTGGACTTCAAACGCAAAGTTGCCGTCATCATCCGGCTCAACATACATATCAACGTCTGTACCATCTGCACGCACTGCACCAACAATGACGATGTCCTTCGCCAAGTGAGCGGTCGCGTTGGTATAGCCGTTGGCCTCAAGAATGTTTACAGCGGCCGGCAGGTTTAGCTCGTAGGGAGGAAGCTCTAAGGTCATATCACCAAACGGTGTACCAACAGAAACGGACTGGTTCAGGTTGGGAAGCTCATACTCTGTGTCGCCGATCTTTGCAACAGCCATCATGAACGCATGCACGATTTCCGGTGTTTCCATAGGCATAACGGTAAGCGCTTCACGTACAACAAGCTGCGGCCACATTTTGCGGAAAATGGGCATAACGAGCGGCGCAACGGGGTTGAATCCGTACGCGGTTTCGCTCAGAAGACCCTCACGAAGTGACGGAGCGATAGTTTTGAACTCTGTTTTGACATCCTCGCGCAGGCCCTCTGCAAGGGAGTCAACATAAAGATCAAAAAGGGTATCTTCAGCAAGAATCTCACGATAGTTGCCAATTGGATGCACGCCGTGTTTCCCCATAAACTGCTCTGTTTCGGTAAGCAGTTTCTTTGTCTGCTGGAACTTATTCATAGTCTTATACGACCTCCAAATTGTTTAAAAGAAATTTGTGTGCAATCAACACACACGGTGGAGGCGCGTATCTATCTTCATTTCATTATCTTCTGTCTTCTATCGCGCTTTATATTAATAGGGTGGAACAAAGGAAAATGATAACATCGATTACGCAAGATATTTGTTGAACAGCTTCTCCAGCGGGCCTTTGCCGTTTATGTATTCATCAAGGAAATTGATGAGATCCGGCGTCTGGTATTCTGCTTGTTGTCCCAAATATCCCGCAACTAATTTATCAACGGACTTTTCTGCTTCATTGGTTTTCCCCTCTTTAATTTGTTCTGAGAGAGAATCCACCAATTTTTCAAGGGTGTTGCCTTGCGAGCTTGTTCTCATTTGAAGCGCTTCTAGCAAAACGTTGCTTCTATCGCATGCTATGTCATATTCCATAGCCATGTTGCCGTAGTTGGTACTTTCTCGCAGCGTGTTGAAGTTTTCAGCTACCACCTCAACCATTCTTGCTTTGGCGTGAGAAGGATTGCTTACGCAGTCATAAGTTACAATGTTGAAAGGTGAAGTGATTTCTGTCACGCCGTCCGGTCTGCGCGTGGATTCGCCTATAGCGCGCAAAGAAAAACCAACAGGTACTTTGTCCATGATAAGACCAGCCATCTTGAATCCGGGATCTGTGAGGCTGGTTTCCACCACACCATAAATTGTGTTGCCCTCAACGGTAATATCCTCAATGATATGGCTAGCCTTTTCATATAACACAACAAAGTGCCTATACGCATCCGCTTGGTCGTTGCCCGTTACAATTGGGTGATCGAGTTCGCCCAACAGGGAACGTGTTTTAATGATGGGTGTGATTTCCCGTACAGCCCGCTCAAGAATACGCGCAGGATAAATTCTATTGTTTTTATTAACTTCATTAAGCGTTTGTAAAACTGTACGGATGCGTGCTTTGGGCATTTTATAGCCCATGCTGGTTGTTTCTAAAAGCTCCATGCTACTCGTGCTGCCCGTCCAAAGGGAGCTTTCGTTCAGCAGATACATTCGACTGGTCACGTCCTTTCTTGTATTCTGTGTCCAAGACGGCCTTAATTTGTTCGACCGCATCCGTCATAAACTCTTCTAACTGGTTATTCAAAACCTGTAAGTCGGATCGGTACAACACATCGTTTCCCACACCAGCAATGTTGGATAAAATTTTGCCGATATATTGATTTATTTTAATGAAACGCTTATCGGATGTGCTAGAAATCAATTCATCCAATATATCTCGTAAACGCATCAATTGTTTAACATTTCCAAGGAAACGAGCCTTCTGGTCCTCCTTATTTTGTTCTGAATCAAATTCGGATGAATTTAATGCATCTGCATTAGTATCCTTTGAATTAGATGGGGTAGAACCGAATTCTGGAAATTCGTTTGCCTGTGGATCTAAAGAAAACTCTGCATTTGCACCAGAAGCGTTTAAATCACCCACATCCGATTGTGTGGGCGTTTCGTCGGCTTTAAAATCAAACGCGTCAGAACCACTGGGTGGCTGTGTATCCGTGTTGTTTGTTACAGCCGTATCCAATGAAGCAGTTGGATCGGACGCGGGTGCGTCCATTGTGTCGGGAACACCCGCGTCCATATTTATATCCGGAGGGGGAGCCTCCGGAACTTGGGGGGTGGCTTGTGGGGTAGGTTGTGGGGTATCTTTATTGATGCTAAAAAGCCTTTCTTCGATATCCGCGATTTCCCTGTCCAAATCATCCCCAACAGCTTCCGTCAGTTTCATGTTTAGTTCAAAGTCCATCATATCGTCTTCAATTTCTTCCACAGACATATGGTTTTTATTGATAAATTCAACAATCCTATCCATTAGGTTGTTCACCGCCCGGCATAGCAAAATTCCCACCAGCGGGTTGCTGTTCACCGCCCGGCATAGGACCCGCTTGGTTTATGCCACCCGTAGGACTACCGAAACCCAAATCAAATCCCATGTCATTACCTTCCGCATTTTCTCCCTTAATTTCTCTGTCGAGCGCTTCAAGCATGATGGTATCCCATTCAATTTCCGGCATATACCGACGACGAATATAATCTTCGGGAAGACCCATTTCCTTAAGATCGTCGTAAATACTGCGTATCTTGTTGTAGTATTCTGCCATGCTTTCTGCGGTAATCATAGAAGGTGGAGCAAACGTGCAAAGCACATCCCTAAACTTGATGTCTGCGTTTTTCTTATGTATAAGCTTGTAAATTTTATGAAGCAGTTCTGTAAACTGCTCGGAAAAGATTTTCTGCAAACGAACGATAGAACGTGCAAACATCATGGATTCTTGAGAAAGCGTTGCTTTAGTTGAGTTGTATTCCTCTACACCCAGATAGGATGGTGGAATTTCAATACCTGTCAAAATGTTTTTAAGATAGAAGGTGTCTTCTGCGGTTCCATCCTCAAAACTGCCCATTTCCAGCGTGTCTATGTCCACCATGTGTTTGCCGTCTTTGCTGGGTATGTAAAAATCTTCAAATGTGGACATGATGGTTGGTGTGCTCGAAACAGAACCCAATTCGTCTGCTGTTATTTCACGTTTTTTAACAGAACGCTTAACCAGTTCAATACGTTTTCTTGCATCTTGGGTATTGGTTACATCAATATAAAATACCAAATGTTTGCCCGTTCGCGCTATTCTGTACAGCGTAGACGCCATTAGCCTAGCCAAATACAACTTGATTATGAAAAGCAAATCTGCAAAATACGATTCCCCGTAAGGTTCATTTTCACTGCTGGGATACTTGAAATGAACAATGTTGCTTTCTGGAATATAACGCACGATAATTTGTGTGGCTGGGTTATTGATAAGAACTCTGCTTAAAACATCTTTAAATTCCTCGGGGACTGCGTTTATTTCCATTCCCGACAAATATTTGCGCACATGTGTGTATATGTTTTGAAGGAGCGCATCTGCAGGCGGTTTTTCTTCTGGAAACTTTTCTCGTGTGTTGATATCTAAGCGTTCTATATACAAATAACCCATAACCCATTTGTTTTTGTGCAGGATAATAATATTTCTGGGATCGATTTCTGTCAGCACAACATCATGCACACTGATACCAGCATCTGTTTTGCGTTCGATGCGCATATCGTATGGTTCTGACGGTAATTTATCCCACGGATTTGGCTGCAGTTCGTTTTTGGTAAAATCCTTGGGTTTGTCGTCTTTCTTATCTTTATCCTTATCATCTTTATCCGCTTCTGTTAGCAACGTCATTTCTGCCAAAATTTCATCGTCTGTTTTCATATCTTCTTGTATAGTCAATGAAAACCAATCTTCCGAAATGGATGGGGTTGAAACACAAGATACGTCCAATTCTGTAAGATTGTTTTTAGATATATCGCTGTTATTTGGAGTAACTTTGATATGAACATTGCTGGCTTTTGCTGCTATTGAAAACATTTCATTGCGTGTAGTTATTTCAACAAAACGGTCTCCTTCCATCATGGCTTGTGTAATAAGACCGTCCGCTTTGCGTTCTAATTGAAGATAACGCACGTAATCTTTCATTTCACGAACAATTTCAGAGTATTCTTCTTTGCGGATTTCCGTTTCATCGTCCACCATAATACGAAGCGCACGCTTGTTGATATCATCTGGTGACAATATGTTGTCCACCCAAACGCGCAAAGCGCGCCCCAAGATGGGCATTTTCTTTTTGATATCCCGCATTGTGTTGTACATGTTAATCCGTGTAGCAGATGGCATGGCGCCCGACAGTTCACGCGTTAGCTGATCCATCAAATCCACGCTGGAACCTTTGGTGGTGTTGCGCAGCATTTCAAAAATATCCCGTTGTTGTGACGGGTTAAAAGGCGTGTGGGTTTGAATGGACTTAACTCGTTTTTCCAAACCACCTAAAATATCTTTTGAACTTTTGTTGAGTTGGAGGAGAAAATCATTTGCCTTTTGCTGTAATGGCATTATCTATCCTCCCCTTTATGTGTGTTAAACTCTTCAATGGTTTCCATTTCGGAAGCCAAGTATTCGTCTTTGTAAGCATCGTTTGCTTTTTTTGCCACCAAGTCCTGTATCTCTTCTATGTTCATAAAACGCAACGCCTCATTCCTGACAAACACAGGAATACTAAGCAACACATATTTGCATGTTTCCAAAATAAGCCTTTCATATTCTCTTGGGTTTAACGCCGTGTCACCAACCAATTTATCCCGCAACACTACAATATCCTTGTAGCGTGTGATTTCTATGTCAATAAACATATCCAACGCTGCATATATGTTGGTATAGTTTGTGTAATTCTTTTCTACTACTTGGGGGCGCATGCACCAAAACAAAAGCAGTACGAGGAGCGTCATTATAACAATCAAACCGATGCCTATAATGAGCATCTGATGTTCCTCCATTCATTTTAAAAAAAGATAGGTGGGTATAGTGTTTAACCATACCCACCTAAAATCGACTCACACTTGGTTATTCCCATTCTCTGGTGTGGAAGCCTAGGACCCATCTCTACGACGGTGTGTCCGGAGATCGAACGCAATCCCTCAACGGCTTACAGCACACCTTCTTTGTGATCGCCAAACCACCAAACGTTTGCCCGTCCATCAAATCTGAACGGCATACTGGATTTAGGTCTGCACGATCTGGGTGTGTTCACTGCACCACCAATCGGCAATCGTCTGTGCGAAACATTTAAAAAACAGCGCATTTCGCGGCAGCTTAGTTCCTTCTACCGTTGGTAGATGAGTGAATATTCTTTGTAAAATGTTATGAAATGTATAAAACCGTTATTTACTCGTCCTTACCAATCTTTTTTGTTACGGGCGTTGCATAGAAAAAGAGAAGTTGCGGCCTATTAATCAGAACGATGTCCTGCTTGGTTGTGGGAATGTCAATCACAATAAAGTCGGAATTTGCTTTAGCGATGCTTTCCGCGATAGTATGAATCTGATCGCGAGTAAGGTCTTCTGTTGTGATAACGCTCTTCTCTCCACCATGATAGCCGAATACTAGTTTCATTTCACGCATTGTTGTAACCTCCAAATTATTGGCATCATGCATTACTATGCATAGGTTGCCTTTATAAAGTGTGTTTGAAAAATAAAAGTGTGTGGAGTTTGGTATAAATCACGAAAAAATTATCACACCCTTTCATAAAGATAAGAATAAAGGGCAGCAAGCAGCCGTGTGTGTTGCGTACTTGCTGCCCTATATTTGTTCCAACTATTATGTCTTGTCTTTTGGGGCTTTTTTGGTTGGCGCGACGATCAGGGGTTTATCTACCACAATTTCATATTTTGTTCCGTTGGCTTCAAGTACTGCCAATTGGTGTTCATATAGTTCTATAATTGCGGGTGTGCGCAAACCACTATAACCAAAGCCTCTAAAAACTCCGGGTGTTATAATTTTAACTTTGACTTTTTTACGCCCAGTAGTCATCATATCACTTCCTTATAAGAAGTTAATAACAATGACACTGGCTTACTTCTTGCTGTTTTCGTATAGTTTTTGGAATACCTTGTACGGGTCGAAGTTGTCCCTACCCTGCGTGATGCGCAGGAAATTGGCGTTCTCCGTTATAACGAGATTGCCGGTTTTCTTCCAAGGTACATCCAAACCCATAGCTTCGAGGTATGCCTCCAAACGTTTACGAACAACACGAACGGTATGCTTATTAAATTTGCTAATAAGCACGTTATTGTTAAACATTTCAGCCATGCGCTTGATGGAATCCGGAGCTACCATCAGCTTGCCGTTAACACGGTCGACAATTGGATACATAAAGTCTTCCGGCTTCTTTCCACCGTTTTTCCAGAAGAGGTGGGTTTCTTTAAGCAGAGCAACATCGAAGCTGGTGTTCTCGCCTGTGGCTGCTTCGGTAAGAATGGCTCCAATGCGCGTGTTAACACCCTTGTGGTTTTCTGCGATAGGTAGAAGTTTCTTGTTGAGTTCGACAGCTTCTTCCATCGTTTCTTCGCCTTCGGGTTCTTCCTCTTCTAGTTCTTCTGCTCCTTCTAGTTCTTCTACCCCTTCAGGGTTTTCCTCTGCGGGTTTTTTGGCTTTTGCTGGAGTCTCTTCTTTTGCTCCATCGATGGGAACATCCGAGGGTTTTGAAAGCGTAACATCGATTTCATCCGCAGCAACGGGAGACGGCAAGGAAATTTGGACCGTTGCTGTTCCGCCTTCAGATGCATCCATTACATTAACTTTTACGTCTGATGGGTTGATGGATGTGGGAAGTGTAACCTGTAGAACGGACTTGCCGGCTTCAACTTCTGGCAATGGACCAGCAACGTCTACTTTGGCTTCCTCTATTTCCTCTTCCACAGTTTTGTTTTCGTCTTCAATCATGCCGTCAAACTCTTCAAGCAAACGATCCAGCACAACGTTGCGAATCACAGAACTCTTGGCTGTGGTGTTGCTTAGAACCTTACTAACCTTGTCTGCTGCTTCCGCGAAGGAGCATTCTTTAAGCAAACCCTCAATAACCCTCGTGGCAATCTTTAGCTGTTCTGCCAGTTCTGGAGCGTTATCTGTTACCATTTCGTCCTCTGCTGCGTCATCTTCGCCCATAAGCGCATTGAGGTTGATCTCGATATTAAGGTCTACATCCTCGCCAGTATCTCCAGCATCAACATCTGCGGGTAGCTCTATGCTCACAACGGAGGGGGCAGGCTTAGTGGGTTCGACGGGAACTTGTTTTTGTTGCGGAACGGTGCTAACCACTGTGGTGTCGGCATCTTCCACCGCAACGTCATCCTCTTCCTTAAAGAAACTAGCTAGCTTTTTGAGATCTGTTTCGGAGAAAACGGGCGTGGAATTCATTTCAATTTTGCGAATCATTTCATCCAGCTTGATGCTGGCTGTTTTAATATCTTTAAGTTCGACATCTAACATGTGTTTCTTCATTACATCTGAATGAGAATCGGTAATACCATTGAGCATTTCATTAGACTTGAGACCTTTCATATCCTTGTTCGGGTTAGGCATTGTTTTACCTCCTCGTCCTTTCTTCTTTCTTCAATTTAGGTTTTATGCGGGTACCAACGTAGCGGAAACCCCGCCCGATCCCACAAGCAACAACGTTGTAAGAAAACCTAGCAACGCGCCAGTAGGTGTGAGTAACGAGGATAGAATTTGCGTCTTTTCTCTTATCTCCTCGTTAAATTTGTGGGCAATGGCTGCCTTAAGAAATATGGCAAACAAAATTGCACCCAAAACTTCTGCGGACTCATCTAACTGCTGACTCTCTGCCACAAGGCTAACTGCAACGTTTGGCACTTGTGGTTCCGGTGGCACTAATTCTTCCGGTAACGCGTCGGCACCGCCTCCTAACGTGGATTTAAATTTCTTTCTCCATATATCTAGCAACGAAGGATTTTTACGCAATACAACCGTTTTGATTTGAACAACGTTAAGCCACAAGGACAAGCCTAAAATAACCACGGCTGCTACAATACCGACCATTGTGGCGTTTAACGCCGCGCCAATGGTGGCAGAAGAAAGAGCAGACAAAACAGCGTTGGGTAATGGATCTATTAGCCTGTTTGTTACACGTTTCAAAAGTGCGGCAGCAAAATACAAACCATGTCTTGCGCAACGCAATACAGTTTTGAGCAAGGATTTAAACCACTCTAGCTGCAATGAATCTGTTACGTCCAAACCAACGTGAGCCCACTTGGTCAATTCGCCGACAATGTTTTTGATGGAACCCATGCAATTATCAATGGTGTTGCTGTAAACGGGATATTGTGCTTGTACGCTTTTAACGAACGCATCAAAATTCTTGGTTTGTTGCTTTAAGAATTTTCCTTTGGTTCTACTGTTTTGTTCTACCATTCCAACAGCACGCAGACGCGATTCTTTGGATGGCACATTATCCATTATCGGCGCACCTCCTTTAATACCAAGCAGACTCCTACATAATTTGTTCTGAAATAAAACCGGACAATTTTGTGTTATGTAAACAACTCGCAGACATTCGTTTTCAATAATTTGTTCCGCTACAAATGCGTGTTATTTTTTTATTTTGTCGATACTACATTCAGAACAAATATTTGGAGGAGTACATAACCTCAAGAATTGTTATTGGGAGGGGAAAAATACATTCATGCAAGCATGGTCTGAATTGGATAACTTACAGGCACTTGTTGAAACTATGTTGAGAGAAGTGGACGGCGGTAGCGTTGAAGCCATGAATGCAAGCGGCGAAGCTGCGGAAATTGAAAGCACACAGCAAGCAGTGAGCGCATGGACTGCTTCAAAAAATGTTGTGATGAGTAGTATTGCTTTGCATAAACTGAACAAAGATACACCGGAATACGCTGCAAAAGTGCAAGAGATAGCGAAAAACAAATCTGTCGTGAATAACGCTGTGAGTAACGGCGCCGCCTTTGTCAAAAGTGAGATGGGTCAAGCGGGAGCAGACGCTAAGGCCGCGGGCGGTCAATTTTTTACATATCTCAAAAACAAGTTTACAATGCTTATGAATTGGCTTCCCGGCGCCATCAAAACAGTTTTCAATGCGGTGAGCGCTGCTCTTCGAGCGGCCTTTAATTTTGTGAAGGGGTTCTTCACAGCCAAAGACGGGAAATGGGCTTATCTTAAAAGCACCAATATTTTTGGTTTCCCTGCCAGCAGTTGGGTTATATGGGGTGCTGTGTCTGCGTTTGTCATCATTGCTCTAACAAAGGTCGTGAAATGGCTTAAAAACAGGAAGCGTACAGAGGGTGTTCAACCCACAGAAGACAATATTGTGTTATTTGATGAAAGCATGTTGCTTAAAGAAGGAGAAATACTAACAGAATCGATGCAGGGTTATGTATATTCCAACGCAGCAACAGCATCAACAGAGTTGGATAATGAAACAGCGGGCGCAGAAAAAGGCAGTACATTTTGGAAAGTTGTTAGAAAGATAGCTATTCTTTTGCTTATCATTTTTGGTATAGCTGCTCTTGCACAGCATTTCGGAAGCGCTGCAGCAAGTACAGATGCAATAACGTCCGCGACGCCGGAACAGTTGGCTGCCATGGATAAACTGGATACCGCACGATTGGGTAACGCTATGCGCCAAAACGCATTGGCGGTTGCAAAAAGCGATAAGCAGTTTGGCGCATTTGAAACATTACACGAACGTTCTTAGGAGGTTAAAAAATAATGGTTGGAGAATTTGAACAGCAAGTTGCACGCGCTTCGCAAAATCCGGATGATGTCGTAACCATTCTCAATAAATATGGGCTAACAACGCTTGGCGCTTATATTGAAGCATTGGCTACGCACGCAAAGATGGTTCAGATTGGAGCATACAGATCTGATGTCGATGCACAGCAGAACTCCGTTAACCAGCTAACACCCGCACAGCAAGCGGATTTTGACGCACAGCAAAGTTCCATCAACCAGCTAACACCCGCACAGCAAGCGGATTTTGACGCACAGCAAAGTTCCATCAACCAGCTAACACCCGCACAGCAAGCGGATTTTGACGCACAGCAGAACTCCGCTAATGATGTCATGGGTCAAATGGATAGTATCGATATGCAGCGCACCCAGAACCTAGAAGACCGTTACGGTGGTGTGTTTGTGCATATCCGCAAAATGCTGTCTTCAATTGGTGATGGTGCTATGGACGCCATTCGTAAAGGACTTGAAATGGCAAAAGGCATGCTTAACAACGCCAACGCCAACCTGGGCCAAATGGTTCCGGGAACCAATTTCTCTTACGCTGCCCTGCTGGCTGTTTCTCTCATCGCTTCCATTGTTGGTTTTGCGCTTTATAAAGTGGTTAAGTTTATTCGCAACCGTCGTCAGGAAGCCACCGCAGAAGGTCTTAGCAAAACTTACACTGGACTTCGCAACGCTCTCAGGGAAGGCGTAGAAGTCAACGAAGCGCTTATGGAAATGAGCATTCGCGAAAACTTTGGTACAGACGCTATGGCAGCCATCGCGGAGCGCGCACAGAATGTTGGGCATGCGCTTGCCAACTTTGTTGTGGGCGAAAGCAGCAACGACGAATCTTGGTTTAAGAAAGCGTTTCGAGTGGCTGGAAAGTTTATCGTTCTTTGTGGACTCGTTGCTATTGGTATTTTTGCTTTCAACAAATATGAAGCGTTTGCTTCTGAAAAACGCATGATGGGTATGGACAAGCTGGACCTTGAGCGTCAGGGTAATGCGATTGATAGGCAGTATGCGGGTGTAGATAACATCGATATGGCACGTATTGACAACATGAAGGCGGCCGATCTCTATGCGCGGGCTCCTCAAATGGATCAGCTAGACCTAGACCGTCAGAACAGAGTGTTTAACCAAAACATTCCCAATATGATGGCTCAAGCAGACAAGCTCGACCAGCAGCGCAATCTAAACGCTGCTATGCGCGCCAATCGTTCATAACAAAAACAAACAATGGGCTGCCGTTTGGTAGCCCATTGTTTTTTTAAAGATTTAAAGAGGAGTTGACTATTTATATGGCACAAAATGAGCCTTCACTTATTGCGTTAATGGCTAAAAACAGCATTGAAAAAACGAAAGATTTTATCAGTAAATACCAACCGGGAAAACCAGACGAACATATAATAGGCGCTGAACCCGCTGCTGAAAAGGGTGTAGATAAGACACTAGCAGTTCCAAAAAAAGATTTGGACGATCTGCTTCAATCCGCCCGTGGTTTGGGGAAGATGGGTGTTAACAATGTGCGCGCCATGCAGGGCGTTCTGACAAAAGCACTAGATGACGCAAAAATGGAACAGCACAAACAAATGGCTGCTAGGGCTGCGGGTAAAATTCAGGCCGCTAAGGACGTGGGTATTTCTTATAGAGGAACAGAGCTGGCTCCTAGCGATGATTCAGAAGCACAAGCACACTCGCAGGGTGATGGTAGTCTTTCCAACGAGGAAATGCAAGCCGCGATTGAATCAGATGAAGACGCACAGCAAAATTCTATGGGCGATGCAACAGCACAAATGGATGCCACGGATGCTGTCAAAAACGCCAACCTGATTGCTCGTGCAGACCAGCCAGAACCGAGCAAGATGCAGCAAGTGTTTTCTGCTATCACCGATAAAGCGCAAGCTGTTATCACCAAATCCTCTGAAATGGCAACCAAGCTAGGTGGTAAAATGCCCGAAAGTTTAAATAAAACTATCGGAAACAGCAATATCACATACGGTGCTGCCATTGTTATCGGTGTAGCCAGTTCACTAATTGTTTTAGCTGTTTATAAGATTTTCAAATGGCTTACCAAAGATAAGAAACATGAGCTAGCAACAGAGGGGCTTGCTTTGGTTAAAGACAACACATTTGATGTTCTTTCAGAATCCGCTATGCCTCTTCTGGAGGAGGCAGGACCGTCCTTTGGTGGAAAGATTATCCAGAAAGCAGCTAACCCAGCGTTGGAAATGGCATCGTTCGTTGCTATGAAATCTAAAGAGGAAACAAACCCGTTCAAGCGACACATGTGGAAGTTTGTTGCTGTGGCTTCTATGGGTGTGGCTGCAGGGTTGGGTGTTGTGTTGTATTGTAAACATCAAGGGAATTTACTGTAAAAATAGACGACAGCGTGTGTCCCTAAAACACAAAAAAAAACAGTAGCCCCGTTTGGGGCTACTGTTTTTTTACTCGGTTTATTTAAATATTCTTTTTAACCAGTGTAATTTTTAGATCATAATTAGTGAGAATATTGTTTGTAACAGCATCCACGATCTGTTTTAAAAACGTATCTGATAAAACGGTTGTTTGATTTGGTTTTTTAGAATAGACAGTGCCATCTACTAAAAATGGTGAATCTATAATATAATCACCATTAATACAACAAAGAATAGCAAAATCAAACGCAACTTCATCAACATCCATGATGGTGATTTCTCTTTTAACTAACTTGGCAAGAAGTCTCCCATCTTCTACAAGTGGGAGATGAATTGCCAATTATTGTTATGATTTATAAACTCTATATGCTTAAAACTAACTTGTTTATATGATTTATTTGGTATAGTGA